TATTTTACGTATCAATGCGTATCAATGCGTATATAAAAGCACATTATAATATGTATTTGACCTTTAAATGACCATTTACGAATGAAATAATATGTAAAATCACATTATATTGTCACAAAACAAAGGTAAAATGTCAAGTTATAACCTGAAAAAAGTTTACAAAAGTAAGGTTATACCCATAAAAAAAGGGATACCATTTCTGATATCCCCTGTAAACACACGCTATGAATGAAAAGCGGTACTAAGTTACAAAGGAAATTTGATTGAGTCTATATTTTTTACCATTTTTTTCACTCCATCATTAAAGAATTCTTTGCATTCAATTGATAAGATTCTTCCTCCAGTTGGTTTGATGGGAGCTCCGCGTTCAACATGCCATCCTTTAGATCCATCACCGTACTCCTCTTTATATGTTCCGGTGAGCATAAGGTGAATGTTTTTATGATAATTGACGTATCCATGCTTTGGTGAGTGAATCACTGTATCTCTCACATCATTACGACATGCGTTTTCGTGGATGTGCCCCATCGTAAATACATCAAAATCCTCATACATCTCCAATGACCTAGTTAAATTGATTGCTCCTTTGGTCACGATACCTCCACCACCTGAGCCATGAAAGTATTTGATTTTGGTTGTACTGATTGAATTGGTATCATATCCTTGTCGAAGTATTAACCATCCACCATAACCTCCAGTCATCACATTGCTCCCATTCTTGTAATTAAGTAGGTCAACAAATCTTTGAAGGATGTCGGTTTCTTGGTGCTTGATGATTGCGGTTTCATGATTTCCATATCCGATTACCGTTAAGATATGTGCATACGGTGAAAACCACTCAACTGCAGTTTCAACGATTGAATCCAGGTACTTTGCGTTGTTGTGTTCCGGTCGGATATCGGACTTATTTCCTCTGCGATCACCTTTCCCTTGCATCAAACAAAAGAAATCACCATTGACCATTACCTTGATATCATTCTCAAGGCAGTAATCAAAATCACGTTTCAATAAATTCCAATCGCATTTTGGATTGTCCCAGTGAAGGTCACTCATCATTGCGATTTGTACTTTCTTTCCAATAAGATTCAACTCATGAATGTTTTTAGAGTGCTTTTTTAGCATATCTCAAGAGGTATTTGGTAACGATTCCAAGAAGGAATCCGATTATGAAGAGCCATATGTTAGGTCGTGTTTTCCTTTGACTCTTATATTTTGCAACTTCCACCCTTTGAATTTGGCGAATAGTATCTCTCGTTAATTTATATTCGATTTTTTTCTCCCAACGAGTGCGGGGAATATAGTGAGTTTTCCACATGATAACCGTATCCTTCTCAGTGATGTACTTGGTCCATTGGATTTCATTGTTCACAATCACTGGGAATGAATCAACTGATGTGATTCGGATGGTATCAGCTGCCTCCTCACATTTATATCCTTTTTTTATTGCCTTATTTAGATAGTGCTCAGCTGAACACGCACTTAAAATAATTAAGGTCGAAATGTAGAACGATAATCGTTTAATCTGTTGAGCCATCCTTTCAAAAATTTAGCATTTTTACCCTTTCCAATTGCATAAAAGAATCTTTCTCTTTCATTTGTTAATGCATCAAATAATATTCTCGGCTCAATTGAATTGGCTGCATTTATTGTTTGACTTCCAATGACTCCATCTACTTCACATTTAACTCCGCAATGATTGATTGCAGTTTGAAGTGATTTGATTGCTTGTTTAGCTCCACTCCCCCATGCCATTCCGGTAACAAATATTGCAATATTTTGTGACATATACAAATCACCTTTGACTGCATCCCAATATCCTTTCTTAAATATCTTAAACCAATCTTCTGAGTTCATTTCAAAGAAACGATTATCATTGTCATTTCCAAAGAATGATATCCATGCTTGATATGTTATTCCGATATTAGTATGCCATCCATTTTTACCATTGAATGGTATTGGACATGGATGAGATGATGCTGAATCTGATTTGTCCCTGGATAGTCCACCTTCCCACTTTTTAGTGAAGGCAACATATTTTTCAATCAATGTCATTTGAATTCGTCTAAGTTAGTTTTTGTCCTAGTGATAAATTTGCGAAGAGCTGCGAGTACATTCTTCCCGGTCACACTCTCATATGACTCATTGATGGACTTTATCTCAACCATCACACAAAACAATGCGAATATTTTTGTCATAATTAGCTCCGTAGAGATGAACTGAGCAATGATATCACCAGCAATGTACTTCTCAATCAAAAAAGTGAACATAATTGCACCACCGTAAAGTAATGACTTTGAAATTGTGTGTGATAATCTTCGAGATTGGAATGATTTCCACCCTCCTTTTTTAACTGATCGCCAAATGCCGAAGCAAGTATCAATTGAAATTGCCAACATAGCTAAATATATCATTGGCATTACTGGTGAAAGTACCGCCCAAAAGGATGCAAGTAATATCAACACTTGATTTCTCATAATACCAGGATTGAATTGTTATATCCGTTATCGGTTGGATAACCACAAGTCCAATTGCCATTCATGAAACAATTTCCAACGCACATATGACAATCAATTTGAGGTCTTAAATCAGTATCGCGATTCTCATGGGATATGAAGATAGGAAATTCCGATTTGTTCTTTACTAGATATCGAATCAATCTCATCTCAAAGAATGATGCCTTTTGTGCATAATGCTCCATCCCAAATGCGACATCAGAACGCGACACACTAGATGAATTATCACCGAATTGAGTTTGAAGTCCTTTATTCTTGAGTTGGTACGTCAATCCAAATATTGCATCCTCAGCTGAACGCCATGCAACAACCGGTTGGATGAATAGAACAAGAGCTTCCTCTTCAGGTGTTAATGTCTGAGCATTGTATGCATCGAGTAAATGCTCATAAAAGACAGTGCCAAGGATTGGCATCACTCTCAATTGTGCCTGAGTTGCGATATATGGTGTCACATCAGTCACATCCACATTGGCAGTGATTGGTGTATTTGTTTTAAGGTAGGTTTCGGTGATGAAATACAACATTATGCGGTCGGTGTTTGTGTGGATGGAACTACATCACCGCCTTCAACCGGAGCCAAGGCAGCTAATGCACGAACTTCATTTGTGGTCATTGTGTTAAGTACCTTGGTTGCTACCAATGGACTCATAGCATTCAATGCATCTTGTGTTTTTGATGCATCACCTTCTACTTCAACGATTGTTTCATTGATGATTTGGAAATTGTTGATGATGAATTCGCCTTGTATTTTTGCGATGCGTAGTATCTCACTGAAGATATCCTGAACTTGCTCTCTCAATGGCATCACTACATTCTTCTCGAATATCACATATGCTTGTTTGATATCACTACCACTTCCAAGTGAGCCGGTTGTTCGCACTCCCATCAGTATCGGATCTATTGTGTGAGCGAAACAAATCTGCTCAGTATTCAATCCGGATGCTTCCTGGAACATCTTATCATTTTGATTTGTTGGAATGGCTTCAATTTTCGGCATTTGGTCTTGACCATTAGCAAAGAATGCGACTGCCTTTCCCGCATTTGCTGCACCTTTCATCTTATCCATGGTGGAACGAAGTACATTCTTCTCCTCTTCCGATTGCGGTCGTTTAGGAAACATCATTGCGAATGACGGGAAAACACTGTTCTGAATGTTTGATTTTGAGAAGTACGATAACTCGCCCGAGAGATATGCAAAATTAAGTGCTGAACTGTATTTTGGAAGCGGATACCACTCTTGACCCAAACACTCAACCTCATAGACAAACAATTGACAATTATCAGTGCATGTTGGATGATGTTTGTTTATTTTACGCACATCAATTGACGTTGACCAATCATCACAAATAAAGTATATATATGGGTCAACTCCTCTTCTCACTTTTTCAGGAGATACATTCTCAATGCGTGTGAGCTTCATTCTCTCATCGAAGTACAATTCAAAATAAACGCGATTGTGTACAATCAATTGTTCAGTTGTTATCCGAACTGTCTTTTTCAAGCGAGATTTTTTCTCAAATGTATATAAGTCAAGTAATTCTTTCGCGGTTGTGGTGGTTGCTCTCAATTCAATACCTCCACCAATTACTGCATTGGTCTTATAATCCACGATACTTCCATGAAGTGGTGATGAGTATACCAATTGATTCAATACGGAAGGAAATAGATTTCCTTGACCAAATGGAATGTGCCCAGTTGTTTGATGTCTGCCATTAACGTAGGGAAGAGATAGATTTCCATGTCCAATATTTAGGAATGGAGTTGAAAAAGATTGATATCCTTCCACCACTTCAGGTGATTGTTGTTTTGTTGCCTTAAATCGGTCAAATATTCCCATTTTAATCGTATATTGAGTTTTGTATTGCACCACTTACAACCATTCTTCCCTCTTCAATTACCACTCCGGTAGTGTCTTGGATGGATGTTGGTGGAATCATTGATTCATATACTTGATATCGGTATTGCCCTTTGACCAATGTCACGTCAACTGGCTCATCTAGGTAAAAAAGATTGAATCTTTCTCGCCAAGTTGACATATCTGATGTTGTGAATAGAACAGGAGCATCGGTTGTATCCATTTCATTCTCAAAAACGAATAAATAATAAGGATTCGAGAAGGTACTTACCTCAGTTAAAGTCAGCACAATTGAATTAATCTCACCTTTATCAATGTAAATCATATATATATATTATGAAAACTTCGAAAAATGTTTATAAAAAAAGCCACCCTATTGGATGGCTCTCTTTTTCTAGTGTATTAATTAAATAACTAATGCCGGAACGATTGATGGGTCAACCTCATATGCAAGATAGTCATTCTCCGCAATTAATGTGACGGAATATTTACTACCATCTGCACGAGTTTGACCTGATCCCTCACCAACTGCACTCAATTGTAAGTATGGGAAGTACCAAAATAAACCATTTGCATCTTGGATGATTGCATTCAAGTATTGTTGTCCAGCTCCAAGCACTTTAATTGCTTGAGATTTCGCTTGGTCGCGACGATGGAACATCAATGTAATTGTTGCCGTTACATATGAGCTACCATTGACAAGGTCAATTGCTGCATCTTCGGTGTAACTTCCGGTGTTTCTGCGGATTTCAAATTCAGTGTATAAATCACCACCTGTTATTAGATTGATATCATTGATTCTCCATGTGTTTGGAGATGACCCCAAAACGATGTTATCAATGTTATCTTGTTGGTTGATATATACCTTGAAAATCCCACCACTGTTGTTCAAACATGATTTGACAATGGTTTCTAAATTTTCACAAGCCATTTTTTTGTTGTTTTAAATATTGAAAAATAGAGGGGAGTATCTCATCCCCTCATGATATGTTGTTGACTAGTCGCGACAAACATTGTAGATAACAATCTGCGAAGGATTCGTGTAAGCAAATCCAGCTTTCAAGTTAGCACGTGTACGCAAATATGGCTCAGCAACTGAATCAGCTAAATTAACCGCTTTCAATGCTTTTGAATCACCTTCAGCATCGAATGCATAGATTAAATCAGTTTTCAATGCAAGTACCATCGTGTTGATTGGCATACCTTCAGCAACTACAATCTTGATTCCCAAGAATGAGATCGGAAGAGC